TTGTGTCGTACTCTTTTATTCTTTTTGCCACATTTCACACATTTTTCTAACATCTTTAGTGTCAATATGTTCTTCATTTTCTAAAATATAAGTATAACTAAAAGGAGATTTACCATGAACAAAATCTTCAAATGAAGGCAATACAACTGCTTTACTATCTATATCTGATTTTTCATAATCTAAATTATAGTTGTAAGAACCTTGATGGGCAAGAAAGACAACTTCGTGTCCTTGGTTTACTAAATAGTCATAGTGTTCTTGTAATCTTTTCATTACTTTTTCTTTTCTATCCATATAAATCTCCTTTTCTTTAAATATATTCACTAAATTCTTTAATATATTCTTTGGCTTCTTTTTCAGTATGAAAAGCTCTTATTCCATCAAATTCTCCCCAATATTCACAGACATCAATATCTTTACTATATACATCAAAATCACCTGGCTTATAGCCTTCATCATGATAATCACTATCTATTATGTCACCTAAATAATAACTATTTATCCAAGCTTCTTCATATTTTTTAGTTATAGGATTTTCATATTCGGCATAATATTGTAAATTTTCTCCGTCTGTCTCCATCTTGTTGAATATACCTTCAACAACTAAATATTTAGCAACTTCTTTAGAAATTTTATGACCACAACAAGGACATTTTCCTTTGTATGAAGGATTTTTAATAACTAAATATACTTCTGTCCCAAAAGGAACTTTTCCTGTATCCATATTAATCCTCCTTTAAAATAATTTTATTTTCAGCTAAAGATTTTTTACAATCTATAACTCTTTGATTTGAAGAACCTCTTAATTTTAATGTAATATCTCTCTGTTCTAAAATAAATTTTCCATCTATTAGTACATCAATATATTGTAGGACATTTCTATATTTTTGTCTTAAATATTCAAACCTATATCCCTGTCCAACAATAAATCAATATATTAGGATATTGTTGTTTTATGTCTTTAATAAGTTTTTCTATTAAATCTATATTTTCTTCACATAGCGGCTCTCCTCCTAATAAAGAGAAATTCCTTAATATTCCATTAGCACATATAGCTTGTAATATTTCTTTAAGTAAATTGTCATATTCGATTAAAAGTCCACCTGTTTCTGACCATGTCTCTGGATTATGACATCCTTTACATCTATGTGGACAATATTGTGCCCAGAAAGAGACGCAAAATCCCTTTCCATTTACAATATCATTCTTATCTAATCCTGCGTATCTAATCAGCATATTATTCTCCATATTTCCATTTCCACCCTCCACAATGTTTTAATTTTCCTTTACAACATTTAGTTATGCATGATGGGTCTAATGACATTTGTCTAGCAGCTTCTGTAGCACTTTCAAAAGAATTAATAATATTATTATCATCATTCATCATAATTACTTTTATTTTTCCACCTTGTCTATTCTTATATTCTTTTATGATTTTAGGGTCTTTTTTTCTTTTAATTTGATAACCTTTAACCGATAATCTTTTCCCTTGTAATACTGCATATACAGTATTATAAGAAACTTTTAAATATTTTGCAGCCTCAGCAGTATTAGGAAATTCCATAATGAATTTTCCATCATAATCGTATAATTCTATAGGGTTCCCCATATGTGTATAATCTGTTCCGCCTTTTGAACAATTATATCCATGATTATAACTATCAAAAAAATTTATCCAATATATTTCCCTGCTGTTTAATTCTTCCTTAGAACATTCTTCTATTATGCTATAATCAAATTTGGACTTCCCATATTTTCTAATAGCTTTATGAATGACCATATTATAATCTTTTGAACTAGGATGAAAAGAAGCAAAATTATGTTCTCTCCATCTCTTTTTTATATCAATGCTTTGTCCAATATAGATTTTATGATTTAATTTATTTTCTATCTTATAAATTCCTATCATGTTATTATCTTTTCCAATTTGACAATTTATTTGAATTTTTGTATCTTAACTCGACCTCTTGTTGTTTACCTTTATTAAAAGCAGTTTTATAATCACCTGTTAAATAACCGTGTAACTCTTCTTAGTTGTTGAATATTTTCACTTTTACATATCGGGCATTCGTCATTAAACTCATCACAATAACCACAATCTAAACAGGTGTCATTTGGAATATTAAGAGCTAGATATGGTATATCTTTATCCATTGCATAATTAACTAATGTTTCTAACACATCAAGATTATTTTTTACAGTCCCTTCTAATTCTACATATGTTATACAACCGAGCTGAACTATATCCTGTTAATTGACTTTCAATATCAATTTTTTCAAAAGGAGATAATTCTTTCCATACACTGCAATGCATTGAATTAGTAAAGAAATCTTTATCTGAAATATTTTTTATTCTTCCATATTTTTTTTGAAATTTTTTCATAGCTGTATAGCATAAGTTTTCCGCAGGAGTAAAATAAACACCGAAATTTAATTTATATTCTTGCTTAAATTCTGAACACCTATCTTTAAATAATTGTTCTATTCTTTTTGCTAGTTTCATTCCATCGTTAGTGGTTTGGTCTTTACCTATTAAAATTCTTAATGTCTCAGCTAACCCTAATTGTCCAATAGCAAGAGTTCCATGTTTCATAGCACTTTCTATAGTTTTACCATCAAATCCAGCCATTACATTATTTTCATACATAAATCTCCCAGACTCTGGATTTTGTGATATTATATAGTTATATCTTTCTATAAGCATATCTTTAGCTTCATGAATTTTTTTATCTAATAATTTCATAAATGGTTCTACTTTTTTGCCAGCTTCCATTGCTAGTGTTGGCATTATAATAGTAACTGGACATATATTTCCTCTGCCATCTTTTGTTTGTGGGTTTACTCCTGGATTAGCATTTATATCAAACCCATTGGCGGTACGACACCCCATCGTAGAGAAATAAGTCTTAGGGTCGTTTTTATCATAGCCTTCATTCCCAGACCAATCTACATTCGCATAATTTGGGTATAATCTTTGTGCGGTTGATTTTAATGCTAACTTAAATAAGTCATAATTTGGTTCTCCTTCTTTTCTATTAATACCTTTCATACATTGAAATATTCCACAAGGGAATACTGGTGTTCTATGAACTTTTCCCACACCCTTTATTGAACCTTCTAACAATGCTTTTATTACCATCCTTCCTTCTGGTAAAGTACAAGTTCCATAGTTAATACTTGTAAATGGTAATTGATTGCCAGACCTACTTTGTAGAGTGTTTAAATTATGATACATTCCTTCAACAGCTTGCTGTAATTCTTTAGTTGTTTTATCCATAGCATATTGATATGATTTTGGAAAATCCTTATAATATTCGTCATCTATTGACATTTCAGGATTTCCAGAAATTTCTTCAACATTTTCTATATATTTCATACCATCAGTCCAATGTTTAAAGAAAGACTTTCTAACATATGGAACCATAGTCCAATCCAAATGTGTTGCAGAAACGCCACCAAATTGTTGTAATGACTGTAGTTGGAATATTACTGCTAATAATTGAAATGCCGTATTAATACTTTGAGCAGGTCTAACATCTGTTTGTCTAGTGTTAAAACCTTTCTTTAATAAATCATCAAATGGAATAGACAAACAATTGTGCATTCCTATTGCATAAGAGCTTAAATCATGAATATAAATTTCATTATTTATATGGTTATCACGAGACATATCAGATACTATATAATTTAAAGCATAATCTTTAAGTAATTCATCTCTAGCCTCTCCTGCTCTGCCTCCAAATGAATTTTCATCTACATTTGCATTTTGATTTTGAACGTCGCTTGCATTTATTTTTTTTGCCACATCTTTCATTAATTGGCTATTTCTATTTCTAATTTTAGTTCTTTCTTCTCTATAAAGAATATATTTTTTAGCCAACTCAAATTTTATTTAATTCCATTAATTTCTGTTCTATAATATCTTGAATTTCTTCAACTGAAATTTCTGACAACTTTAAGGATTTTATATATTTTATAATTTCCTGGAAAAACTTTTATACTTGGACACTTTTTTCTTGCTTGGTATATGGTTTCTCCTGTTACTATTCCAAATTGTTTTGCTATATTACTTTTTGCTAAAACTATTCCGGCTCTTCTATTCTCGTCTCCACCTATGATTGCTGGAATAGTTCGTATATCTACTGTTTCACCTTTGCTTAATAAATCTAAAGCTGACCAAGATAAAAATGCATTATTTACGTCTATATGCATAATTTTTCTCTCCATATTATCACCAAGGTCATTATAGAACATAGGTTCGTATAAGTCAAGGCAATTTTTATTTTTTACTTGCATATAATTAAAATATGTGCTAATATA